TGGTTATGGCGGCGGGGTAGGGGGTGGTTGAAAATTTTCGGCGAGGAGGCCAGGGACCGGCGGCGGGCCTCAACTTCGCGCAAAATTCGATTTTCCGCTTGAAAGGGGGTAGGGTATATGCCGCGAAAAGCGATGCCGATTGCATTGCACTTGATTGACGGCAACAAAAACCGACTGACCAAGGCTGAGATCGAGGCCCGCAAAGCGGCAGAGGAACGTCTCCGGCCAAAGGACGACAAAGTCAAGCCCCCTTCCTGGTTGTCCAGGCAAGCGAAAAAGGTATTCCGGGAAATTGTGCAGGACTTGGCAGACACTAAGTTGCTCACAAATGTGGATGTCCACGCCTTGGCACTGTGGTGTGACGCCTACGTGGATTACATCAACTGTACCAAGATTATCAAAGAAGAAGGGTTGATGGTGGAATACACCAACAAGGCCGCAGAAACAAACAAAGTTGCGCACCCGCTTATGACGAAGAAAAAGCAATTGGCTGAGCAGATGCGGGCCTTAGCAAGCGAATTTGGTCTAACACCGGCAGCCAGGGCGAAATTGGCGATCCCAAAAGATCCGCCTAAAGAACCAACGCCGTTTGAACGGGAGTTTGGGAACGTATGAGCTACGGTCTGAAAGAGTGGCTTATTGACTACTCTCACGATGTGATTGACGGGCGCGTGGTGGCCTGCCAAAAACACAAATGGGCCTGCATGCGGTTCCTTCGGGACGTTGAACGAGAGGGAACTGAGGAATTCCCTTACGTGTTCGACGAACGGAAAGCCCTCCGTTTTTTGCGGTGGATGACGTTATTTAAACATACAAAGGGCGTGTTGAAAGACCAACATATCCAGCCGCATGAAATTCAAATTTTCGTCTTCAGCAATATTTACGGCTGGGTACACAAAGACACTGACTACCGCCGGTTTCGCAAAGCATACTGGCAGGTGGCTCGAAAAAACGCAAAGTCGCAGAGCTTGGCTTGTGTGGCGTTGTATGAAGCGATGGCGCTTGGTGAGCCGATGGCAGAGGTTTACATCGGTGCGACAAAAACAGAACAGGCCCGGATTGTTTGGCGCGAAGCAGAAGCGATGTTGGCCGGATGCCCGGAATTCAAGGGTAAGTACGAAGTAAAATATGGCGCAATCCACCATCCGAAAAGCCGGTCATTTATTCGAGCGCTGTCCAAAGAGGACCGGAAGACCGGCGACGGTTTGAACCCACAATGCGCCATCATCGACGAATACCACGCCCACGAGACGACGGAAATTTACGATGTGCTGGATTCCGGCATGATCTCCCGTCCGCAACCGCTGATGATGATTATCACGACGGCGGGAACGAACTTGGAAAACCCGTGTTACCGGAGCGAATATCAATACGTTTCCAAGTTGCTCGATCCGAACAGTCCAGTGGAAAACGACCGTTATTTTGCGATGGTCAATGAGCTGGACAGGGACGAGGATGGCAACTTGATCGACGACATCCACGACGAACGGGCGTGGTTGAAGGCTAACCCAATCGCCGCATCGTACCCGGAAGGGTTGGAGAACCTTCGGGCGAAACTGAAAGAAGCCCTGGATAAGCCGGACAAGATGGATGACTTCCTGACGAAGAACATGAATGTCTGGATTAACAAAAGGGAGCAGGCGTACATCCCCATGGAGCGCTGGGCCGCCTGTGGTGTAGACGAGTTGCCCGACATCACCGGCCTGGATGCTTACGTCGGCGTGGACTTGTCGGCGACCACGGACCTGTCCAGTGTATCAATCAGCATTCCGCTTGGTGATGGGCGGTTTGTCGTATTGTCGCATTCATTTATCCCGGAAGAAAAACTGGAAGAACGGAAGAAGACCGACAAGATGCCGTTTGACCGATGGGTGCGGCAAGGATGGATCACTCCGACACCTGGTGCTGTGGTGGATTATAGTTACATTCGCGAGTTCATAAAGAGTATTCCTGAGCGCTATGGCGTGGAAGTGAAGGAAATCTGCTATGACAGATACAACGCTCGCCACTTAATGCAGGATTTGGAAGCAGATGGCTTTGTTACGGTAGAGATTCCTCAGGGAATACGGTATTTGTCAGAGCCGACAAAGAATTTTCGCACCAAAGTGTTTGAAAAGAAAATCATCCACGACAAAAACGAAGTGCTGACCTGGGCTGTGGGGAACGCCGTGACCAGGAAAGATGCCCAGGAAAACATCATGCTGGACAAGTCTAAGTCGTTTGACCGCATTGACCCGCTGGCGGCGCTCATCAACGCTCATGCCAGGGCGATGTTTGCGGGCACTGAAACAATTGACATCTCACAATATGCGACTGATGAATTTTTGGACAAACTCTGGGGCTAGAAAGGGGTGAGGCCGATGGCACCGAGATGGAGAAATTGGCTACGAAGGTTTCGGAACCAAACAAATAACCGCCCATCGTTCGGTTTGGACGAATATCGGGAGTTTTTGGAGTGGCTTGGTATTGATCCGGACGAGATCAATGTCCGCGGTGAAAAGGCCCTCCGCGAGGCGACGGTATATGCCTGTATCAAAATACTGAGCGAATCCGTTGCCAAGCTCCCGCTGAAAGTGTACCAGGAAACGGAACGAGGGATTGAGAAGCGACCGGATCACTACTTATACCAATTACTCAAGAACAGGCCCAACCCCTACATGACGGCGTTCGATCTTTTCAAAACCATCGAGGCCCAGCGTAACCTTTACGGGAACGCCTACATCGTCCCCGAGGTTGTCCAATCTGGCCGCGACCGCGGAAAAATCCGCTGGCTGTGGCCGGTGGATGCTCAAAAGGTGGAAATTTGGATAGATGACCGGGGAGTATTCAGCCAGAGTAAACGCGTTTGGTACGTTGTGCGAGTAGGTGGAGAGGAAGTAAGGTTGGCTCCTGAAGAAATTATCCATCTGAAAGCCATGACACTGGATGGGATTGCTGGTGTTAGCCCATTGGAATATCTTCGTTACCTGGTGGAATCCGGCGCAGCAGGGACAAAACATATTAGAGATTTTTTTAAAAATGGCCTTCAGGTCAAAGGTATTGTGCATTACGTTGGAGACTTGAACCCGGAAGCTGAGAAGAAATTTAAAGAGCGGTTTGAACGCATGGCTACTGGCCTTAAAAATGCTCATCGAATTGCCCTGCTACCTATCGGTTACCAATTCCAACCGTTGGAATTACGTATGACTGATGCCCAATTTTTAGAGACGGCCCAGCTGACCATCCGACAAATCGCCAACGCCTTCGGCGTGAAGATGCACCAGCTTAATGACCTGTCCAGGGCCACCCACACCAACATCGAGCAACAGCAAAAGCAGTTTTACGCTGACACGCTGCAAGCCATTCTTACCCAGTACGAGCAAGAATTCACGTACAAATTGTTTCTGCCGTCGGAACGAGCCGACGGTTTTTATGTGCGCTTCAACGTGGATTCGATTGTCCGTTCTGATATTCAAACTAGGTACAACGCTTATCGGATCGGCATCCAAGGCGGCTTTTTAAAACCCAACGAAGTTCGTGCTTGGGAAGAACTGCCGCCGGAGCCGGGAGGCGACCAGTTGTACATCAACAAGGCGTCGGCACCGCTGGTGAGTGTGGCTAGTGGAAATATAAACAACCAGAAAGGAGGTGGTGACGATGGAGGACAGGATGGATTTTTACAAACAAATGATTCGCAGCGGCAAATTGACGATGAATCGGATTCGCGCATTGGAAGGATTACCACCGGTCCACGGTGGTGACTTGCGTTTTGTCGCTGTTGGAAAGGGTGATGAAGGTTGAGAAAAACAAAGGGAAAAAACAAGAAATTTTGGCAATTCCGGGCGGCCGCTGAGCCGGGTGTTGGCGTACTTTTGCTTTACGGGGAGATTTCTGACATAACCTGGTTGGGTGACGAGGTAACGCCTAAGCAATTCTGGAACGAACTGCAAAACTTGGGTGTAATCAAGGAATTGAAAGTTTACATTAACTCTCCCGGCGGTGACGTGTTTGCCGGGCAGGCGATTTATAGTATGCTAAGCCGTTACCAAGCGCAGGTTACTGTTTATGTTGATGGTTTGGCAGCTTCGGCAGCGTCACTGATTGCAATGGCCGGGGACAGAGTTATTATGCCGAGAAATGCAATGATGATGATCCATAACCCATGGACGTATGCCTGGGGCGACGCAAACGCATTTTTGCAGATTGCGGCTGAATTGGAAAAAATCCGTGAAGCCATGATCCCGGTGTACCAGGCCAAAACAGGACTGACTAAAGATGAAATCTCCAAGTTGTTGGACGCCGAAACATGGATGACGGCCAGTGAAGCGGTGGAGCTTGGGTTTGCTGACGAAATTGAGGAAGCCAAGCAAGTGGCGGCATCAATCATTGCACCGGGTCGGATG